AGAAAAAGAGGGAGAAGAACCCGACGTAGTCCTTAGCAGTTCTCTCTCTAGTCGCATAATTTGGGGTTTTTATGGCCGTCAAGAATTCGGGCAAATCTGGAAAAATTCGGAAGAATCCCGTCAAAAAAAAGAAAACTACGGATATTCCGAAGAAATCCGGGACTATCTCTTATGGCTCGAATGTTGCCGCGATCGAAGTTTTAATCGAGGCGCTCTTCGCTCTTGGCCGTTTAGAGAAAGTCGATTCGGCTCGCGTCGAAATCTGCCGGCTTCTAGCTCGCGCCGTAGACGAGCATCCAGAGAACGCGAATCTCTGGAGACAATATCGAGAGGCCGAGGATATTCTCCGGCAAGTAGGCGCTAATGACGTCGAAGACTTTAACGAAGTCATCGCTTCAATTTGGCGCGATGCCGCGTTACGCGACGGCAAGGAATCCGAGTCGTAAAACTCGCGGACCCGAATTAGCGGCGATCGCCGCACGTTTAGGGACTCCGCTTATGGAATGGCAGAGGCTAGTCGCCGACGTCGGCCTCGAAGTCTTAGACGATGGAATAACGCCGGCATATCGTGAGATCGTAGTTACGGTCCCTCGTCAGTCGGGCAAAACGGCGCTAGTTCTCGCTTGGGAATTGCATCGCGCTTTAGCTTGGGGATCTCCGCAAGCGATCGCTTATACGGCTCAAACGGGATTCGATGCTCGCCGTAAGTTAATGGACGATCAAGTCCCCGCTTTACAGAATTCAACGCTCGCGCCATCCATTAAACGGATCTATACCGCTAACGGAAACGAATCTATTATCTTCCGGAATGGCTCAAGGATTCAAGTTCTCCCGTCTACACCTACAGCCGGACACGGTAAAACGCTTTCGCTTGCCGTAATAGACGAAGCGTTCGCCGACTATGAAGGCATCCGGGAAGCGGCGCTCTTGCCGGCGATGGCAACTAAAAAAGACGGCCAGATCCTTATCGTTTCAACGGCGGGAACTTCGGAGTCTATGTTTCTTCGCCGCAAGGTAGACGCCGGACGTCAAGCTATAAAAGATGGGCTAATAAACGGCGTCGCTTACTTCGAATGGTCCGCCGATCCAGACGATGATCCGTTCGATCCTACGACTTGGGCTAAGTGTATGCCCGCCCTCGGCCAGACGATCGACGCCTCGACGATAGATCACGCGCTCGCGACGATGACTTTAACCGACTTCCGGCGAAGCTATCTAAACACTTGGACGAATCAAGACGATCGGCTTATTCCCGAAAAAGTCTGGTATTCGTGCAACTCGGCGAAAGTAGCTCCCGCCGGACGGCTTTCTTTCGGGCTCGACGTTTCTTTAGATCGTTCTTGCGCTTCTATTGTCGTCGCCGACGAGCAAGGCCGAATCGAAGTAATCGACTCGCGTCCCGGCGTTGCGTGGATATCTCAACGATGCCTAGAACTTTCGCGACGATGGAAAGCGCCGATCATCGTAGACGGCTATTCACCGGCCGGAGCTCTCGTAGAACCGCTCCAAAATTTGCAAGTAAACGTCGTCAAATACCGGACGCAAGACGTCGTCTCGGCTTGTAATTTATTTTATGACGCAATCCTCGACCGAAGCGTAAAAGTCAAAACTTCGAGCGTTTTAGACGATGCCATCCTTAACGCTAAGAAGCGTCCGCTAGGTCAGTCTTGGCTCTGGGCCAGAATGAACACCGACGCCGACCTAACTCCGCTCTATGCAAGCACTCTCGCTTGGCATCATTCCGTCCACCGCAAAATTGAGACGAAGCCGCGATCTCTGATCTTCTAATCCCGTTACGCCTACCGTCTAAGATATAGTCTTTAGTGCGATGGCTATCTTCGACCGACTCCGTCTAAAAAAGCGTCAAGGGATTCTCCCTATGCCCCAACCGAACGCCTACGTCGATTCGCTCGGCCGCGTTTCGCGTTACTACGACACCGTTTACGCCGGAACTTTCGTAGACGAAGGAACGACGCTCTCGATCCCCGGCTTATGGCGCGGAATTACTTTAATCTCGGACACGATCGGCGCTTTACCGATTCACGCCTATAGAGGCGACGTCAGAATCGAACCGATCCCACCATTACTAGAGCGTCCATATCCGAACGAAACAAGAATCGAAACGATCTCCGCTATGGCGGCCGCTCTTGTAATTCACGGAAACTACATCGCCATTCTCGGCGATATCGGCGCGAACGGCTATCCCGAATCTATCTATCCCGTATCACCGACAAGAGTTCACGTCGAGCGGAACGCCGGACGTTTAACCTACAAAATTAACGACGAGATCTACGAAGCCGATCGAATAATGCACATAAAAAACTTTACGCTTCCCGGACAGATCGTAGGCTTAGGAGTCGTCGCCGCTCAACGTCAAGGAATCGGCGCCGCTCTCGCGATGCAGGCTTACGCCGCTAAATACTTCGACGGCGGAGCTCAACCGACCGGCATTCTCTACTCAGATAACGCGGATCTAACTCAAGACGAGGCCGATATGCTAAAGGCCGTCTGGATGAGACATTACGGCGGAACTTCACGCGAGCCGGCCGTTCTAAATTCGACGACTAAGTTTCAACAATTAAGCGACAACGCTAAAGACTCTCAGTTAGTCGAATCGCGAGAATTCAGTCTCACCGAAATAGCAAATATGCTTGGCTTACCGGGCTACTATCTGGGAGCTCCGAACTCGTCGCGGACCTATTCGAACGTCGAGCAAGAGCAACTCCAATTCCTCAGAGGGATTACACCGCTTCTAACGAGAATCGAGTCGGCGTTCACGGATCTATTACCTCGCGGACAATACGCAAAATTTAACACCGACGCGCTACTTCGATCCGATACTTTAACGCGCTATCAGGCTCATAAGATCGCGCTTGAATCCGGCTTCTTAACTGTGGACGAAGTGAGAGCAGACTTCGAGAACCGTCCACCGATCGGAGAGCCAGAGACAACTACGGAAGAAATCGAAGAAGCCGACGAACTAGAAGAAGTCGGAGAAGTCGAAGAAATTGAATTCCCTAAAGAAGAACCGCTAGACGAATAGGATAAAGATATGTCTTTAGAAACTAGAAGATATGAAAGCGATCTAGAGGTCCGCGCCGAAGGCGACGGTCGGACTATTTGCGGAATCTGTGTCCCATACGACACCGAAACAAGAATCCATCCCGGTCTAATCGAAGTCTTCCGTATGGGAGCATTCGAAGCCGTAACTCGCGCCGCTCATCGCGTAAAACTTTTACAGGGCCACGACCAACAAGTCCTCCCGCTAGGCAAGGCGACAACACTTCGAGAAGATAAAAAAGGACTATACGGCGAATTCCGTATCTCTAAAACCGATCTCGGCGATCAAGCTCTCGAACTTGTCCGGGACGGCGTTTTAACTAATCTCTCGATCGGCTTTCAACCGTTGAAAGATCGTAAAGCGTCGAACGGCGTAATCGAAAGACTTAAAGCTCATCTCGCGGAAGTTTCGTTAGTAACTTTCGGCGCTTACGGCGAAGCGGCATCCGTTCAATCCGTCCGAGAAGTAATTGAAAAACCTAATCTCGCACAATTAGAGAACGTCTTAGCGAAGATCAGAAAATGAAATCGGCGTCCGTTACGGTAACGACCTCGCCGACTCTATTAGTCGAAAAAGACGAAACTAATCGCTACGTCTATCTTCACGTCATCGGAAACTCGATCGTATATCTTGGCGGCTCTGACGTTTCAACTAGTAATGGCTTGGCTACTCAGAAGCACACTACGCCGCTAGAAATGTTTTTACCGATTAACGAGCGACTCTATGGAATTGTCGCATCTTCTACGGAAGACATTCGAGTCTTAATCGGCGACTAGATCTATGCCATATCGCATAGAAACAAATAATCCGGAATGCGCTTCCGGCTATGCGGTCGTCAAAGAATCAGACGGAAGCCTCGTCTTCTGCCACAAAAGCCGACGCGAAGCAAAAGCACAAATCGCCGCAATAGAAGCAAGCGAAAACTATCGAGCGCTTCCGAATAATTATCGGCCGTCGTCATCTGATGACGTGCCAGAAGGTAGAGCTTGTCGAAATTGTGTCTATTATGCCGGCGGCTATTGCAGTAAATGGGATGCTAAAGTTTTAGCTTCTTATTATTGCAACGCTTGGGACGGCTCTTTAGAAATTGAACGCGCCGAATCCTATAAACCGACTCAAGAAATGAAAGCCGAAGCTAGACGCGGGCTTGAATGGCGTCGTCTTTACGGTCGCGGCGGAACTGAGATCGGCGTCGCTCGCGCTCGCGACATAATAAACGGCGCTCTTTCATACGACACTGTTTTAAGAATGCGATCGTTCTTCGCTCGACACGAAGTAGACAAACAAGGCGAAGGATTCTCACCTAACGAAAACGGCTACCCGTCGGCGGGTCGTATCGCTTGGGCTCTCTGGGGAGGCGATCCCGGTAAAGTCTGGGCTAATAAAATCATCTCTCAAGAGTCCGATCGGATGCTTGCAAAAGCGAACACCGTCGGACTACACTCGTAGAGACGACACCTCTAAAGAATTAGCGCCGCACCTCGACAAGATCGACACCCGGCCAGATCTTTAAGACACCTCGATAACACACATCGAAAAATCTAAAGGATTAAAACCGTGAACTTTCTTACACAACTACAAGAAAAGCGCAATTCAAAGAACGAACTCATCGACGCGACATTAAACCGCGCCGCCGAAGAGGATCGCGATCTAAACGAGATCGAAGTCGCTAACGTGTCCGCTCTGGCCCTCGAAATTGAGAAGCTCGACGCACGAATTCAACAAGTCTCAGAGATCGAAACGCGCAAACTTGCCGCTATCGAACTCGCTAAAAAAGTAGAAGTCTCAACTCCAGAAACTCGTCAAGTAGGCGGATGGAAAGTAACTTCCGAAGAGCCGACCTATCACGCTCGCGGATCGTTCTCATTCTTGGCCGACGCGATCTCGTCGGAGTTCTCACGCGATGCAGACGCGACCGATCGAATCGCTCGCTATAACCGTGAAGTCAAGCTCGAAAAGCGCGACGTCGGAACGGCCGCATTCGCCGGACTTGTCGTCCCGCAATACTTGATCGACCTTTACGCTCCGCTCGCTCGCGCCGGTCGTCCGGTCGCGGACATCTGTCGAAAGCACGTTCTCCCGGCTCAAGGTATGACGGTAAACATCTCGAAGGTAACAACGGGAACCGCCGTCGGCTATCAAGCGGCAGAAAACGACACAGCTACAGAGACAAACATCGACGACACGCTCCTAACTGTGAACGTGAACACCATCGCCGGTATGCAAGACGTCTCAAAGCAAGCAATCCTCCGAGGCGCGAACATCGAGGAAGTAGTCCTCGCGGACCTCATCTCGGCCTACAATACAAAACTTGATAACGGCATCCTCAACGGATCAGGATCGAGCGGCGAGCCGACCGGTCTTAACACCGCGCTAACTCAAGTCGTTACGTTCACCGAAGCGACTCCAACAGTCGCCGAACTGTATCCGAAGATCGTAGACGCGATCCAGAGAGTGCAGTCGAACGTCTTTAGCGGCCCGAACTTTATCATTATGCACCCGCGCCGCTTGGGCTTCCTCTTGGCCGGCGTCGATTCGACGAACCGTCCGCTTGTAGTGCCTAACGCTAACGGTCCTATGAACGCGATCGGCACGTTTAGCGGCCTCGGCTACGGTCAGAGCGGCCAATACTCGATGCTCGGCTTGCCAATTATCACCGACGCGAACGTAACAACTACGAACGGCGCCGGCGCTAATGAAGACTTAATCTATGTCGTCTCATCCGACGAGATGCACCTCTGGGAAGCTCCACAGATGCCGACATACGTTCGATTCGAACAGCCAGACGGCAAAGTCGCGATCCGAATCGTTCTCTTCGGCTTCTCGGCTTTCACAGCACAAAGAAGGCCACTCGCCGGAGCTTACATCGGCGGAACCGGTCTCGTAACTCCGACATTCTGATTCTCTTCTTCCGGCGACTAGCGGACTCCTTGTCTAGTCGCCGGAAGAACCTCAGATCTCTACTATGGGCTTCAACGTCGAAAAATATCGCGAAGCACTAATCGCCGAACGCGCCGGATATCTTGCAAAAGATAAAAAGGACAAAGTCGCGAACGTAGATAAAGAGCTCGCTCGGCTCGACGGACTCCTTTCGACGGGACATAAAACACCGCGAGCCGAGCAAGCACCCATCGAACGAGAAGAGCCTAAAGTAGTATCTAAAGCGAAAAGGAACGTCCCTAAAAAAAAGAAAGAGGCTTAGACGATGGCTATAACTAATGGCTATACGACCGTCGCTACGTTTCAGTCTTATACGGGAATGACGACTATAACGGCCGACGAAACGGTCAATATAGAAAAAGCGATCGAGTCCGCTTCAAGATCTATCGACCGGATGACTAATCGCCGCTTCTGGGCAGACACCAACGCCACCGCAAGACAATATCGAGCGACCGACTTCTATCGTCTCTTCGTGGACGACATATCTTCGACTACCGGACTAATCGTAAAAACCGACACCGGCGGAGACGGCACATTCGAAACGACTCTCACGTTTAACACCGACTACATTCTCGACCCCGTAAACGCTCCACAATTAGAACGACCGTTTACAGTAATAACGATGGTCGGAACGACGCTCTTCCCGTCTCCCGTTAATCTTCGTCCCGGCGTTCAAGTAACAGCCAAATTCGGATGGTATAACGGAACACCTCCAGACGACATAGAAGAAGCTTGCCTCATTCTCTCGACTGATCTAGTGAAACGTGCTTCGAGTGTCGGCGGCGTTCTCGGCTTATCGGAACTCGGCGCTATCAGAATGTCGCCTCTAGGTCGCGACGTTCAAGCGATGGTCCGACCATATAGACGCGAAGTTCTCGCTTAGCGATGGTCCCGTCCGACGTTCGAGACGGCGTAAAAACGGCCGTCAATATAACCGGACTACGAGTTTACGACACGATCCCGGACGGCCTAGTCCCTCCGGCTCTCGTAATCGGTCAGATCTCTATAACTTGGGAATACACGCTCGCAAATAGCCTAGATCGAGGCTCGATCGACCTAATTCT